AGGCATCTTCGGGCCTCCAAGGGAAAGCCCTACATTCTCACAGTCAAACGCTTTCAGCGTTTCCAGTACCAGCCGGGCATCAAACCCTATCGTCAGCGTCTCCGCAATGTCCTCCTGAAGCTCTATCGTTTCATGGTAATCGGTGGTATTATCTTTAATACTCAGGCTCAGAGCGCTCCCATCCATTTCGAATTTGACCGGACACCTTTCCTCAGTACACATCTTCGCTCTTGTCATAGCATCCAGCAGGGCAATTCTCGATACGACCGTATGTAACGGAAGCTCCTTGAACAATGTCTGATATTTGAAATACTCCCCCTCGATCAGCCGGGTATATATTTCAAAATCCTCCGTGATAAATACTGCGCCCGTCTTATTGTGCCGGATCTGGACCTCTCCGGACAGCCCGAGTGACTTCATCTTATCAACCGTATTTTTCGGTATCAGTAGTTCAAATTCTCCGTCATAGTCTATTTTGTCCCATGCCAGCACATGGCCATCCAGTCCGGCAAAGTTCAAGTATCCCCCGGACGCTTGCAGGCACATGGAAGACATCACCTCGGTTTTCCCATGTGCCGGCACAGCATAGGACACGCGCTTCATGGATTCCAAAAGGATATCCGCCTCAATGGTCATCTTGCTGCCCATATCCTGTGCTACCGTTTCTGGGAACTGCCCCGGGTCGAGCGTCTGGTACCTGTTCCTGATTTTGCCCATTTTGATAGTAATTGTATCCTTTCCTGTGGCAGAAATATCCACTTCCCCGTCCGGCAGGTTATTGATAAGGTCAAATGCCCTCTCCGGGATAACGAAAGTTTCCCCCTCAGCACCCCCTATTTTCGCCTTAACTGCTATTTCCAAGTTGTTGGCTATTAAATACCCTTCTTTTACTAATATGCCCTGTAAAACCGCCATCTGGTGCTTCCTTGGCACTACGCCCTTTATCTTATTCAGTTTTGCCGTGAGTTCCGTTTTCAGTATTTTCATCCTTTAATTCCACCCCTTCCAGAATGAGTATTGTACAATCCCTTTCCTGGAGCCTATACGGCTCCAGTTCCTGCTCCGTCATAAATTTATGCCCGAACAGTTCTTTCATCCGCTTCCATGTATCCCAGGGAACCCTGTAGAATTTCACCAGCCCCATGGAAACCATCACATAGCAATGTGCTCCAAACCTTTCGTAAATATCAAGGCTTTTCCACTGGGTATCCGTGATTACATTCTGGTTTATCCTATCAGAATCCGTATGCTTTGCCTCAAACATAATCCCGCTGCCATCACATAAAATCCCTTTGTAGTCCGGCTGCCCCTTCTTTTCGTAATAGCCCCGGACAACCCCGTATGCATCTTTCCCGGTGATGTGGAAAGGCTCCGGCGTCTTTTCGATATGCGCCCATCCCTGCTGGAGGTAAAACTTGCAGGCATTTGACAGCCATCTTTCAAAGGCTTCCCCTGATGCCTTGTTCCGCTTTCCAATAATCTGCCGTTTCGGGTCAGCCATCCATATCCCCCTCCAATCTTTTGTCGAGCAGCCCCCTGATTTTGCACATTGTTGCTGTTCCAATTCCTTTTATCCTTCCGATTTCCTCAACAAATTCCACTGCACTTAGCTGCGGGGGGCTTCCCTTTTGCCCTTTACCCTGGTTAATGCACTCGGCCCTTGCCTCTTCCACGCGCCCCTCTACATACTTTACCAGCTGTTCGTCTGTCATCTTCCGCATCTTCACGGCTTTTTCATGTATAATATTTTCATCTGCTGTACGCCTGCAGCTCCTTTTCTTTGCCATAGCAGCCTTCCTTTCTTCCCTTAACACTCTCCGTATAGCTATGCCAGCAGTCCTGTCCGCATATCCCTCGCCGTTCCTATTCCACTTATCCATTGCCTTCGCCTTCGCCAACTATGATGCTGCACTCCAGCCCCGACAATTCAGGGATATCCAGGCCAAGCTTTTTGCAGAATCCCATGAAGCAGTCTTTGCACATGAACCCAAACTGTTTCGGCTGCTCCCCACGCATGGACCTGGCCAGCAGGGTAATCATATCGCTCTTTTTCATGTAGGCATTGCATTCCGCACATATGCCATATATCTTTTTCCTCATTTTCGGGCTTATTTTCTGATTCTTGAGCTGTTCCGGGAAATCCCTGCGCATGCCGCCTTCCCCGACAACTGGGATTAGGCTGTCCTTCATGAATACCGGCACCCCAGCCTCATCACATGTCTCCACGATATTTTCCACCCATATTTTTTCAGGGGTTACCTTGCCCTTCCTGTGCCCTGTTTCCGCGCCAATGATTACCCAGTCCGTAAAATTCCCGATTACTGTTTCCAATGCTCCATATATGTTGTCCCAAAGCGGTTCGATACTCAGGAAAACATGGGCATTACTGGGCATATCCCGTATTGTCTCTTCTGCGTCATGTGCCTGTAGGTAGTTTGTCACAGTAACCCCATACCACATATTTTCATATTCCGGAAGAAGGCATTTCAGGTACAGTTCCACGTACCTGCCCGGGTTTTTAGTCAAGAAAAGGTAATTATGTATGGGGTATTGCCGACAGGATGCGAAAACCTCCTTAATCCATTCATCTGGTATATAGGCCCCAAATATGTCCGACATTGAACCTACAAAAATATTGTTCCCCTTTTTCAACTTGCCAGGGGTATCCATCCGGTACCGGTGTAACGTGGGGGCAAAGCCGAATGGGTATGCCAGAGGATTCCCTGTCTCATTCATCATCAAGGCATCCAGCACATACAAACCATCCCCACCATCTGCCGCCGGCACTATAGAATAATCGCCTTTAGCCATCAGGTTCAGCCTTATATCCCCGGAAAATCTGGCTGCCATTCTCCGCGCATAGCAGTATGTACATCCGTGCCTGCATCCGCTTATTGGATTCCAGGTATGGTCACACCATTCAATACGGCTTCTGTTCACCTGATACCACCCCCTTTATCCTGTAAACTGTTATCATTTTCCTCCCAGAATTCCACATAATACATTGTTTTCCCTTTGTCACCGGGCCGCTCCTTCCCTATCCTGGCCGCGTACCCCGACTTTATAAGCAGGCAGCACAGCGTATTCCTGTCTTCGTCATTCAACTTCATAAGGAGGTTCCTGATTTTATGTTTTACCTTTTCCGCCATCCTATCCCGCCTTCCTTTCTTTTACAGGGGTTTTTCCCCCGCCCTCTTCCTGCATTTTCCTCTCAAACGCTTCCACAAACGCCTTTACATCTTTTGTCATGGGGCAGTTGTGTTCCCCCCTGCACTGGGCAACTTTGCCGTCCTTATATTCCAGAGTAAAGTAAGGAATATCCGGCTCATTCTCTTTCCTGACAAACAGTATCATGGTTTCCCCTTTTGCCACACGTTCCACATAATTTCCTACGCAGTGGTGCAATGCCTGTCCTTCTTCCTTGATTTCAGCGCCGCTTTTGGGCAGGATAATCATTAGCCCATTGGCCTTCATCCTTATCGCTGGAATGTTTGCCGTTACGGCAAGTACCTCTTTTATTGCTTTTTCTATTTTTTGCTGATGCTTCCGCCCCTTTTCGTCCTGGAATGCCTGGTACTCCTTCATTACCCTGTCATGGGCCTTGCCAAAGTCTGGCGGGAGCAGCACATACCTATCATCCATGTCATGCTTCAACGTTGAGCACCAGCCAATATAATCCATCCAGTCCCTTGAAAGGTTACTGTACTTTTTCTTTGCCAGCCCCTCTTTGCTATAGGCCCCCGGGGAAGCCCATGCTGCATGGCAAGGGGGTTCTTTGCCCACTGGCAAGATGCTTATCTGTTTATCCATATACCTAATAAATTTCCCTATGCCCATATGGGCATTGACAACCCCTATTAGTTCGTCATCACTGCCAAACCGTTTACAGAACCCTATAATATCATCTGCCCGTGGAAGAATATTATCAGATGCACATTGTTTCAGGAGACTTAATTCATCAACGCCTCCATCAATCTCCCTTAGTATTGAAATATATTTTTTCGGGATATCAAGAATATCCTCCGGTGTCTTCCCCTCCATGTTAATGTCATATGCACGCTCCTTTATGATTTCACCTACCAGTTTTATGAGCCCGGCTTTTAAGAACATTTCTAAATTTGTATGCCGTGGGTATTTATTCATAAAATGCCATACCGGTATCTGGGAGCAGCCAAGCTTCCTCTGGTATAAATCCAAAGCGCAATACTGGTAAGCAGTGCCCTCGAATGCTTCCGGGAGGTTTTCCGTATAGACAACAGCACATGCACAGTGCACTCGGTTCTGGTCAGGGCACCATCTTGGAAGGCCATGCTGCTTATATACCCCCCATTCATATGAGTCAGTTTTAATTTTCCCCTTTTCATCCTTTTCCAGGAATGCCCTGCAGAGCTCCCTCATGGCAAATTTCTCTTTATAATTTTCATACTTCCAGATTCCCTGACGTACATGGAAGTACCTTGCCACAACCCCAGTAGGGATTTTTTGTATCAGGCATACCCATTTGTCATCCATCTGGAAGGCCGGGAAATACCCTTTGGGGATGAACGTAACAGGGCTTCCACAATTAGGGCAGTTACCCCTCTTCCTATTTCTTGGCTGGACAGCCTTGGCATCTATCATGACATTTTTCTTGCAATAAGTGCAGTAGCCAGCTGTTTTCCGCCTCCTGCCCATTGCTTCATACACTAGATACCTCCTGTCTTCCATTGCAGATTCATGCGCCCATTCCTCAAACCCTTCCGGTTTTTCTTGTATCATTTCCATTTTCTTGTCAATTTTATCTGTCTCTTTTTTGTGCCTGGATTTCAATCGGTTATCCATGACTTCATCCTGGAATTTCATAATTGCACCCCATATATCAGAATCCCCATTTTCCAGATAGGCCCCCATGTAATGTTGTGCGCTGATAAAGTCGGAATCCGAAGCAAGTATAACGTCATATCCATTTTTCTTGGTATCCCTATATTCCCAACCCAGGATATACTTAAGGCTTCCTGTTTTCCATTTCACCCTTGTGCTGGCCAGGTCCTGTGTGATATAATCATTTTTAAAGATAAATGTCCTAAATGCTGCCCCTATTTTCTTTTTGTCGAGTTCTGACCTCCGGAAGAAATTCAGGAGCAGTATTTTTTCCCCATCCACATCAATAATTTGGGCCATTGCAATGTAACTGCATCCCTGCGTCCTTTGAGCCAGCTTTATCATTTCTTCGGTCGCCTCTGGCCTCTCCACTTTTGAAAGCGCCCTTTTATTCATCCCATTCCCTCCTTTATCCCCATCATGGAGAACATATCAAGCTGCCCATCCATGTCCTTATTATTTTTCTTCGGCTTAGGCTGCTCTTTCGGCGCATCAGCTTTCTTTTCCGGCACTGTCACTGTTTTAGACGGTTTCTTTTTTGCCTTGGCCGCCCGTTCAGCTGCATCTTTTTTCTGCCTTTCTTTTCTCTCAGCCTCTTTCCTGGCCTTTTCTGCTTCCTCCGCCTTATCGTCCTTATGGTAATAGTCCTCAGCCCATTCATATACAATTTCATCCCGGACGGCTGCATAGTTCCCTTCTGACTGTTTCTTCGCCTGTTCGTAGATATAATCAAAACATCTCTGCCATGTCTTATGCCCCTGCACCACATCCTCGGCCAGCCCCTTGTCCTCCTTGCATCGTTCCCTGAGATAACCGATAACTGGTTCCGCAAAGGATTTGTCTTTAGCTGCTTCCATATCTTTTTTCAGCTTTTCTTCGGCCTGCCGTTTTACAGCCCTGCCATCCTGCATATCGGCCGCCCCGCTTTCCACTGTTGCAGGAACTACCGGCTCCGGCTCTTTTTCCCCATCATCCCCTGCCATGTCAGACAGACTGCCCGATTCACCTTCTTCAGTTCGCTGCATCGGCGGAGCCTCGCCAGCTTCCGATGTTTCCTCACTGGTACCGCTGCCCATCACCCACTCATATTCCCTTTCAAGCCGCTTATTCTCCACATCAAAGAGGGTATTGCCGTCCGCATCGTAAAACACCGTCACATTTTCCCGCCGCAAGACCTTATATGTAACCCCCCATGAAACAATTTCCGTGTCAGCGGCCCCTCCCCTGTATGCAGTCCCGAGGTAATCCTTGACCAGGTTGGCCCATCCAACCCCATATGAGTTGTCATTCTTGCTTACCTTTGCTTCTGCCAAATGCTGAATCTCGGCAGAATCCGTAAAATGCATAACTCCTCCTTCAATCCCCATATAGCGCCTCCTTTTCCTCAAAATCGAAAAACATATAAAAGTGCTCTTTTTCCACTGTTTTTTTGGTGGTTACAGTTCCACCCGTACTTCCCAACGAATGAAATATCTTCCGCCACTGCCACACATCCGACTGGAACATTGGCATATACCATATCTCCTGCCCCTCTGTTTCCCTGGGAAATAGCGCCTGGCCAGATAAAGGGTTGGTAAGCGTATTCCCTACGCAGATATAACCGGCACATCCAAGTAGGGAAAGCTGTATATAGCACATTTGGCTCACTACCCTGTCTACGTCCTGGCCTATAAAAAGCACATGGTTCTGGAAATTATGCCTGGAACTTTTCAAGGTATTTGCAGCCGCTATCAGCGTTGCCCCGGCCCCGCAAGCCGGGTCGCAAATGGATATATAGCCCCGTTCCTCTATCCGCCTGTCAACATCCCCTACGGCTATCTCCGACATCATCCTGCATATGGAGTACGGCGTAAAAAACTGGCCTTTCCAGTGGTTTCCCAGATTCAACTCCATATACATTCTCCCAAGGAAATCCTGCTCCGGATCATTCCCTAAGGCCATGATAATGATATGGAGTATCTTTGCCGGCGCTTCCACCGAACCAAGCCTTTTTATGCATTCGGCATACTCCTTTTCCCGGGCTTCAAAGTGCCTGGATTCCCGGTCTGTCGCATTGCTTAGGGAACACGCTATTGCACTAATCAAGTCAGCCCATACCTGCCACGCGCTCCTGGAATAACAGAGCCGGGCAAATGCATCCATGAATTCCTTTTCGGTGCCTTGTATGATTTCACTACGCCTTGCTTTCACCATCCACGCCTCCTTTCCCCAAATTTTCTACCAGTTTTTGTTCCAAGTCAGCAAAATCATAATCCTGCTTCTGGAATTGGTTAAACCAGTTGCCGTTCCTTTGGCTGTCAAGGGGTTTCGCGCCTTTGTCCTGTTCCCTGGCAAGCCAGCTGTTGACAAACCGCTTAATGCCCCTGCAGGTCTTCCGTTTTGCCGGGTTCGAAAGGCACCAGCCGCGCATCACGTTGAACTGTTGCTTTACATCCACGTTTGGGTAAAGTCTTACGTATTCTGCGAATAATGCGCCATCCGGCCGCCACTCTGACCCGTCATTAAGGACAAGCGCCGCCACATCTGCCTCCTGTCCGGAGGCCTGCATGTCAGGGCTCCGGGCAAAAGTATTTATATTATTATCTTTAAACTCTTTACTCTTATCTCTAATCTCTGGTGGAGATTTGTCGGAATTTTGTCGGACATTTGTCTGGACATTTGTCTGGACATTTGTCTGGACATTTGTTCTCATGCCATCATCCAGAAGCCTTGCTTTTTCGGCCTCTATCTCCCTCCGGTAGCTGCGTTTCCTATCCGCTTCATCCGAACTCTGCCCGATAAAATTTTGTATGTCCAGCATATAGATTGCACCGTTGTCAAGTATTTCAATGATGCCTAACTGTTCAAAAATGTCCATTGCCTTTTCTACCGTTCCAACTTGATGGTGCGTTACCGTTGCTATCATGTCTGGGGTATAGGGTACTATCCCCCTGTACATCAGCCGTCCCTCCTGCCGTAGGCTCTGTAGGTACAGCTTCAGGAGGATGTCGCTGTACATATAGCCGTCCTTCATAGCCTGCAGGAGCTTCATGTCTTCGGTATCAAAAAACCCCTCTTTCAGTTTCAGGTAGTAATATTTTTTATTATCCGCCATACTTAATCCCACCTCACATGACTCCCGTATTCGTCCTTGGACACCGTTATGCTCTGCGGAAACCGGGCCTTGAATGTCGGGTCATGGGTAATCGCCATGACCTTAATCCCGGCATATCTCCGTTGGATGGTTTCCAGCGCATCCACGTAGGCCTGCACCCCTTCCCCGTCCAGGAACGGCGCTTCATCAATAAACAGCATACCCAGCTGTATCCCTGCCGATGATGACTTTATTTCCGCCAATGCCAGTATTACCGAAAGCGATGCCTTCACTTTTTCCCCGCCTGATTTTGAAAGGTACGGGAGCGCCGGCCGGCCGTTTTCCTCAATGAAAACGTCAAGGGCTACCACTTCCTTTTTTGAATTGCTTTTCAATACCTTTTCCGTTTTGAACTCTACCCCCATTTTCCCGCCGGTCATCTGCATAAGGATTGTGTTCGCCGTATCGGCCAGTTTCGGAACTACTGCCCGGATAATCTGGTGTGGGATTCCGTCTTGGCTGAATGCAGCCTTTAATATGGCATAATCCGCAGCTTCCTTGGAAACTTCAAGTTCCTGCTCCTGCAGAGCCGAGATTTCTTTTTTCAGCTTCCCAATCTGCTCCAGCTTCTCCTTTAATGCCCCGATATTCATCTGTATGGACTTGATTTCCGCGTCTGCTGTTTCAAGTTCTGCATCCAGACGCCCGACTTCTTCCTGCTTTTCATCAAGCCCGGCCGACTTCTGGGATTCCCCTTCAAGCTCACCCCTTTTCTCCGACAGTTCCAGTTCCTGCTCTTTGGCCTGCTGCTTCAGTTCCGCAAGCCGCTGCTTGGCATTGGACATCCTTTCCTTGATTACCGGCAGCTGCTTCTCCTGCTCGACCCATTGCGCAAGCATCCCCATTTCCATTGAAACCTTGCTGCTTTCTTCAAACTCCCCCTGGTATTGTTCCAGTTCCGTTTGTACCCTGTCTACTTCTGCATTTGCCTCCGCCACCCTTTTTTCAAGGTCCAGTACATTCAGTTTGGCATTGTCTACCGTTGCCCGTGCCAGCGCAGCATCCCCTGCCTTTTTCCTTACACGTTCTGCCTTTTCGACATAGGGGTGCAGTTCTTCGCAACGCCTTTCGGCATCCTTTTTCCCCCCCGCGTCATACTGTAGGCTGTCACGCTCCTTTTCTGCCGCCTCCACCTCGGAAGTCCGCTGCACAAGGATGCGTTCCAAATCTCCCCTTTTTTCCCGGTACTTCTTTTCCTCTTCCTGCAAAGTTTCCTTTGCACCCTTTGCCTTCGCCAGGAACATGCAGTCTGCATTATCAATATCGATACAGCCACAGTTGTCCGAAAGGATTGCGATGTCCTTCCCAAGGAATTCCCTTGTCGAGGCAATCATCTTGTCCAGCACTTCTATTTCCTGTTCAGTGCCCTTCTGTGCGGACTTCGCCGCCTGCACTTTCTGCTCCGCATCCCGGTGTTTAAGGAACAATTCCATCATACGGTCCAGGGCTTCCCTTGCTTCCTGGTATTCCCCCGCTTTCCGCAGTATTTCTTCATCGCCGGATGTATCCTCATAGGCTGCCAGCCTTTCCTGCTCGGACAGCAGCTTTTGCTCCGCTTTCGCAAGGCCTTCTTTTAGGGAATCTGACTTTTCCAGCGCCCTTGTAGCTTCCTCCTGCTTCGTTCCGAACAATGCCGCGGCCCCGGCCAATTCATTTTTTCTTGCTTCCAGTTCACGATACCGGCCGGCTTTTTCCACAATGTCCTGTTCCCCTTCAAGGGCTGCCTCGCTGCTGCTGATAATCCCCTCCTGGATACCCATATTTGACTCTGTAGCAGCTTTTTTTTGTTCAAGCAATGCAATTGACCCTGACAGCTTATCCCGCCTTATTTGGGCCTCTTCCATGGAAAGGAGTTCCAGGTTCCTGGCATCCCTTTCTTTTGCCAGTCCTTTTGCCTTTTCCTCAACTATCTGCAGTTTCCCTTCCGCTTTCCCGATTTCGCCGGCCGGGTTCCCATAGTTCTTTATATCAGCGCTATGTACCTCTATTTTCTGTTTTAAGGCACCAACCTTTGTTCCGGCTTCCCCTGCCCTGTCGGCTGCAATTTTATACATCCCATCATATACGCCAAGGCCAAGCAGATTCCCCAGCACTACCATCCTGTCTTCTTTGGGCGCTTGTAAGAACAGCCCATATTGGTCCTGCATAATCAGGGCACAGGATTTAAAGGTAAGGCTGTCCATGCCAAGGATGTTGATGATTTCCTCCTGTGTATCCCTCTGCTTTTCCTTTGAGCGGCTACACCATTCCCCGCCCACCAGTTCTGCAAGGTTCAGCGTAGGCTTGCCGGATTTCGTCCTTGTCCTCGTTACCCGGAATGTCTTATCCCCAATCCGGAAAGTGAAAATGATGGAGCCGGACTTTGCCTTTTCGTCATTCCGGATCCAGCCGGTAAGGTCACCCTCCCTCGGCTCTTCATAAAGGCAGTCAATGATGGCATCCATAAACAGGCTGCTCTTCCCCGCTCCGTTCTGCCCATTAATAGTGCAAAAGCTGATATCCTCGAAAGAAAACTTTTCCTCTTCGTAATTGCGGTAATTCTTGACTTCTATTTCTATGGGCTCAAAAGCCCCTGCGGAGGCTGTTGTGGAAATGCCTGCTTCCGCTGCCGCAATGATAGGGCGTGCCTTTAAAATCAGTTCCTCTATCTTATCTTCCGGGTATTCTTTCCTTGCAAGGTATTCCTTCAGGTTTTCCTCCGGGTCAGTTGTGCTTGACATATTTGTACGGTCCGCCATCCCGTCCACTTTTTCCGGGAGGATATCCCAGACCATGAACGCGCCGTCCGCCAGCAGCTCCTTCGCCAGTACCGCCGTGTTCAATGCTTTATGGTTTTCATAGGAACAGCTATATTGTACGCGCACTATCTTACCCATCAGGATGCCCGTAAACCTCCAGTTCCTAAGGGCAACTTCCTCATATCTCCCGCAATTAATGGCTTCTATTTCTTCATCCGCAAGGCGTATTGTAAGGTGTTCCCGGTATGGCGTTTTGAAAAACTTCGAATCAACAATGGACATGCCGGCCCCCACCTCTTCAAAGCGATGTATCAAGAATCCGCGCTCCTGCCCTTCGTCATTAAAGTTCATTTGGTTCATCGCACCGGAATAGAAGCAGTGCTTGACGCCTGTGATTTCCTGCGGCCTATGGATATGCCCCAGCGCAACTAGGTCATACCCCGCTGCATTCAGACATTCCAGGGGCAGGACCGGCTCAAACTGTGTCAACATCATGGTCTGCCCGCTTTCCATGTTGCATCCGGGAACCGTATAGTGCGCCATAAGTATGGAGCACTTCCCTGGTCTGCATTGTGCTTTAAGCCCAAGGACAATATTGCCGAGTTCCTCCGTAAATACCTTGTTTTCCTCTTCCTTCGAGAGGCCTGGGTACTGTGCCCGGAACACGCCCCTGTCAAACCCTGGCAGGACAGCAATATCAAACTTTTCCGTCTGGATGACCTCTGGATCCATCACAACATCTACATTACTAATTAATTCAAAGTGGGCCTTCAATTCTTCAAATGCCTCCGCCGAATCATGGTTAGGCGTGCCCCGCATCACTACTACATGCCCGGCAGCCTTTGACAATTCCATGATAGCCCTCCTGGCCTGCAGCACTTCCTTATGGCTCCTGCCTTGCCAAATTTCCGCCCTGTCAAAAATATCCCCTGACACGAGCACCAGTTCCGGATGTTCTCCCCTTGCCACCCGGACCAGTTCATCCAGGCATCTGATTGTGTCTTCGGAGCGGAGGTTTACCCCGTCCTCTTCCGGGCTACGGAATGACCCAATGTGCCAATCCCCTGTATGAATTACTTTAGTTTCCATATGCATCCTCCTCGTATATGTTTTTTTGCGTCACCGCTGGCCCCTCATTGCCCTCTGGCATTTGTAGCATAAGGGCCTGCCAAATTTGTCAACGGAATAATCCCATACCTTTTCCGATATGTTTTCCCCGCATTTATCGCAACAGAAGTCCTGTGGCCTTACATCATTGTCAGAATCCAGGAGGCTGTCCAACCCTTCCGTATCCTCTTCCTTGTAGGTTCCATCAATATATTTGTCATAATCCTCCCCATCCGCTGCTTCGGCGGACGCATGTTCTGGTATCCTGGTCTCTATCTGCTGTACGCTCGGTGCACCAAATAGGTTCTTTGAGGATTGGAACATGCTGTCAATGGCAGCCTGCTTTACTTCCTCATGGTTCAGGTTAGGCACAAGATATGCCACCACAAAAGGCTTCTTTAATTCATCAAGCGTATATGTTCCTTTGATATGCAGCGCTGTCCTAATCGCTCCATTTAACGCTTTTGCTTCGCAGATTTGCGGCATGTGTTTCATAAATTCTGCCCGCTGCTCCGGGGTCATCCCAGGCGTTACATTGTCCACGATGGTTTCATGAGTATCCTCAACGGTCAGCACCTCTCCCGTCAGCTGGGGCACCGATATTGTGACACGGTATGCCACATCCTTGTTCTGACAATTCCCGCACTGGACTACTTTCCCACAGTTCTGGTTCACCGCCACACATTTCTGGCACGTTGTAGGGATGACATGCTCGCTGGATACCATTTTGATTCCTGCACCGTCAGCCAGCTTTTTTAGTCCGTTCTTTGTAATTGCATATAAATTCGGTGTTGCAGGGTGAAAAACTCCCCTCTTGTCCGTATACTCACCCTTGGCTTTCTTCTGAATATAAACATCACCTTTCTTCGGGTCCGGGTTCAGCTTCACAGCCTGTACCACCGGCGACTTGATGTCCGGCACGTCTACCATCACTTCTGTATTCCCTAAGAGGTTATACTTTTCTGCTGGATACTGATTTACAATGCTCAGTTCATTCATAAGCCCCATCCCCCTATGTAAAATCCGTACTTTTTAATTTTCAATTCTTTCATTGCTTTTTTACCTCTCTTCTGATAAAATTAAGTTGTATAACTTAATAAATACTCGATAGAGGAAACAGTTCCTCTAATGGGCATTTAAGGGTGCTGGCCATTTCAACTACAAGGTAAACATTTGGGATTCGCTTGCCTGCTTCAATATGTTGATAGCCGCCCTCTGATAAGTGGGCTTTGTTCGTAACTTGCACTTGCGCGAAGCCCTATTTTCGTGACTACTTTTTATCATTCCCCTCTTTTTGATTTTCCCCACCCCCTTTAATCTGTTGTTTCAGGAAGCCTTTTGCGGAATCTTGCCAGAACTTCCCCTGTATACTCGTCAAAATGCCCGCCAAATTCCCATCCATCGTACCCTGCTGCTTTGGCAATCTTTGTGAGTTTTTCATAATTTATGTGTTTCGTTCCCTTCCCCATAAATTTGCGCAAGTCTGACCGGGAAAAGTCCTCGTTTAATTTAAGGACAATCTCTACTTCCTCATACCTGCTTACATTCAATATCTTCATTCTTGCCACACCCCTTTCTCGCTTTTCTTTTCAATCAGTTCCCTTAATTCTACGTCTTTTTCCGATGCCCACCTCCCCCATGTCCATATATGCCACTGTTGCTTTTCCATCCTGCCCAGGCCTTTTGGGATACACCCAGGCCAATCCTCCAGCACTTTAAAAGATAACTGTATTGCCTTATATGCCACAATGAAGACCGCCGGGAACAGGAAGTATTCGCCCCCTACCGCTTCATATCCACGCCTTATGTATGCATCGCATATAGCCCAATTCCCCACTGCATATGCCAGCCCCCCTGCATATGCTGCCCCAGCCAAGCACTTAAATATCCTCCTTAACATCCAGCCCTCCCCCGTCCAACACAAAAGCCATCTGCCTCCCTTTCGGTTCCATTTTCAAATGTGCCCTGAAAAAATCCCGCTTCTGCTCCTGTTCCCTCTCCTCTTCCTCCCGGCAGCTGCATTTTTCGCCCGGGTCCAGCGTACAACCACATTCCGTGCAAACATTGTAGTATGCCATGGTACACCTCCTATTCTTCAATCATGCACCGCTCCAGGAAATACTTCCGGGGCACTTTCCCTTGCGGAACACCCGGGAATAACCTCCCGGCATCTATAAGTTCTTTCCTCAGTCCTCTTATGACTTCGTACGCTTTGTTTTCCTTGCATCCAAGGTATTCCATGACCTCAACTGCACTTATGTAATAATTAGGTGCGGAAGAAATCACCCCTGGTGCAGATGCCAATGCTCCCATACTATCCCTCCTTTGCTTCCTCCGGCTCATTATTACCAACCGTCTTCCTATTCCAGATTTTTTTCTGCCCAAATTTTTAGGCTCTGGGCAATGGATGAAATCTCGTCCAACGTAGCCAGTACTTTCTTCAATGCCGGCTTTTCTGCATCTGTGATAATCCCGTCCGCCGTAATGTCAATCAGGATATCCTTTGCCCCTGCGACATTCCGCAGGCTTGCCATAGCCCTCACGGTTATCCGGTCCAAATCCTCCAGTTCCAATGCCGGCATATCGCACCCCAGCGGGCACATTTCCCGGCAATAGTAATTCCGAAGTTCCGGTGCACGATATAAGTCAGACATTAAGTGCACTTCCTCTGGATATGGGTATGTATTACCCTTTTCAATCCTATACAAGCGCCCCCTGTCGATTGCCATTATTTCCGCTGCACCTTCTCGGCTGCTTAACTGTTCATTGTGCAACGAAGCCGTTAAACGCGCTTTATAAAATACATTATTGATAGTTGCATCTGTTATGTTTGCCATCCTTATTTGCCACCTTTCTTAACCTTATAGCCACGTCTCCCCATTTCCCTTTCCAGCACATCATCTTCACATTCAGCAGCAAGCATGCCCTGCATTTGCCTTTTCCTCCGTTTTCTTCTTTCAATCATGCATTGCATATATTGCGAATCACTTTCCAGGAATTTCTCAGCCTTATCCTTTGGCATACGGAACACATCTACTATTGCTTCTTTCTTTTCCTGAATCTTTTGGACAATGTAGTCTATCTGTTCACTATAAGTAAGCGGAATTCCTTCAAATTCTTCATATGCTTTTTCCAGTTCCTGCTTTAACTCTGCAAGCCTATCACCATCTGTCAGCCCCATTTTCCTGAAATCTACTATGGATTCCCCCAAAGCAGCTGCATCTATAATCCCCCTTAATACATTATCAGTTATGTTCCAATCTGCCTCTTCTGCAATAAGGGATTTTGGCCCACCGACAGAATATAAAGTTAATGTATTGATATAACAGCTGCACTTGCCAAAATTTTTAAGAATAGCGTCTTTACGTATCATGGAAACATTAGTAAAGTTAACCAGAGTGCCATCATTTAAAATGATTATCATCTACATCTCCTCCCTATAACAGCCTGAATACTTTATTGTGTGTTACCCTTATGCAACACGTCTCATAAAGCACTTTGAAGTCTATCTTCATTACCATATTTGCTATTTTGCTTTTTACCTCCCAAATGTAAAATACTGGATAGGCATGGTCAACGCCCTAATGCAGCGTCCACTTCCAGTGCATTGCTGATAGTCCTTATGGTGTCTTCCGGCGGAATCATCCGCCCGTTGATGATGGAAGAGATGTACGTTTTGGACAATTTTGTCTCTGCACTTAAATCCGACAAAGTTTTGCCAAGGACTACCATCTGGACTTTGCACTGCCTGCCCCAAGGTGATAATTCCCGTTTTTCCTTCTTCATTGTTTACTCCTTTCCAATTTTTGCTTTAATAAGTTGTAATAATGTGTTACAATAATTTCATGCAAAAATATTGCAACTTTGATTTTTTATAGCAGTTTGTTGGTGTAACTTGTTATTATAACTTGATAATATCACCAAATATGGCGATTATCAATATATAATTCTCCGTTTTTGGCGATTTGGAGATTTGAACAAAATGAAGTCAAAAATTTTGTATAATTCGTTAAATGTAGCTGAATTGATTAAAAGCCGTTCCAAGTCACAAGGTATAGCTATTAAAGACATGCTAGAAGAACTAGATTTAGGCTCTAATACCATGTCCCATATGCGCCATGGCCGTGCCATTGCCTCGGACAGCCTTGCCAAAATAGCCGACTACCTGGACTGCTCCGTGGACTACCTCCTCGGCAGGACGGACAACCCGGAGGTGAATAAGTGATGCCCCCTGATGACTATGATAAAATCATGCTCTCTTTGGCGGAAAAGCGGTTGCTGCACCGCATATTAAGGAAAAGACAGGTTCCTTACGATTTCTGCAGCGATGCCCAAAGGGAACTCTTCCTGAGGTATGGTTTGATATCCATTCACCAGAGGCAGATTATCACTAATACCGGGCGAGTTGCCTTTGACCCCGGTTCTCCAAGGCACATAGCAGCGGAGGACAAGGCTTTCCGTTATTTCCTTTATAGGAAGGAAGATTACTTCAAAGGTAAGCTCCCCGTTGTCATAGCGCTGGTAGCCTTGGTAATCAGCATTATCAGTTTGGCTCTGCAATACCCTTTTTAAAGTACGCCAAGGTTTAGCAGCAATAGCAGTATTGCCACAATTAAGGACACTACTGAAACGCCTAACGGAAAATATGGATGCCTGTCCAAAAACCTGTCAAACCACGGTTTCTTGCGTTCTTTCATGAGACCTCCTTTCCCCGGTTGCCGCCGGTGTTTGGTTTTATTGCAACTTGTTATTGTATATTGTTAGTATAAGCGCATATTTGCTACTTGTCAATATTAAAATGTTAAATTTTCGATTTTTATACTTGTGAGGTGATATTTTTGCTACTAACGGAAAGGATTAAGATGCTAGCAGAACCAATGCATATGACTTTTGCCAGCATAGAACGAGATATTGGGATTGGTAGAGGAACAATAAGAAAATGGGATCAAAATTGTCCTGCTGCTGATAAACTACTAAAAGTCGCAAATTTGCTCAATACAACAATGGACTTTTTAATGGTTGGACAAACCAGTGAACCATCATCCATTACAATAACATCTGATGATGCTGAATGGTTATCCCTTATCCATAGCCTTCCGCCCAAAGCAAAATATGAATTCCGCGGGGAACTAAAAGGATATATAAAACGTCTCAATGAGGAATCCGTTGCAGCGGATGCGCCATTAAGGACAGGAACCGACAACCCAAAATAATACCCTTCGTGTGGTACCGAAGGGGAAAAGAATCAAATGAGGAAAAGAATGAATTTTTTTGACAATTTTAAGGGCAATTATTACAAAAATGAATTGGAAAATTTGCAGCAAGGATATGACTCTTTATTACACGAATACCAAAATGAAAAGTTAAAATATGAACAGTTAGCTACATTAATAACTCCTGACATACAAAATGCAATAGGATTAAAACAAACTGTTTCTAATTTAGAGAAAGAAATTTCAGACAAAGAAAATATTCTTGCTTCCATGCAAAAAACTATAAAAAAGAGAACTCTTGATATTTCTTCTTTAGACCATACAATATCTATTAAAAAAGAGCAGATTGTATGTCTGGACGATGAAATTACGGTGCAAGAGTTCGGTTTATACGAGCCTCATTTTCATTTTGCTAATGCCTTGGGCTACAAAGACGCTTTATCTGCAATACGTGCCGAACAAAAATCTCTCATTAAAAATAATAAAGCCGTCACCGGCGATACCAATTGGCAGGTAAATGGCAATGCTTCCAAAGGGAAAAAAATGGTCACGGATACCCAAAAACTCCTTCTTCGTGCTTTCAACAATGAATGTGATGAGCTAATAAACAGCGTTAAATACACCAATTTTGATGCTTCTCTTAATAGAATCCGTAAAAGTGCTGCTACCATTTCAAAGCTTGGGGCAGTCATGGATATTGCAATTACAGCAGGATACCTTCAATTGAAAGAAAAAGAACTTCGTCTTGCTTTTGAATATCAATGTAAAAAACAGGAGGAAAAAGAAGATGCAAAAGCTGCTAGGGCTGAGCAACGTGAGCAAGCCAAAATTCAAAAAGAATTGGAAGAACAGCGGCGTAAAATAGAAAAGGAGCAAACGCATTATCAAACAGCTTACGAAAAGCTAAAAATTCAATTAGCCCAAAGGCCAAATGATGCCGATTTATTAAAGAAAAAAATAGAAATGGAAAATCAGCTTTTAGATATTAACAAAGCCCTTACCGATATTGATTATCGCCAAGCCAACATGAAAGCGGGATATGTCTATGTTATTTCCAATATCGGTTCTTTTGGTGAAAATATTTATAAAATTGGGATGACAAGGCGTCTTAACCCACAGGAACGTATTGATGAACTGGGCGATGCCTCGGTTCCTTTTAATTTTGATGTTCATGCCATGATATTTTCTGATGATGCTCCAGCACTGGAAACCGCGCTACATCATGCCTTTGAAAATAGAAAGTTAAATATGGTTAACTCCCGACGTGAGTTTTTCCATGTAACACTTGATGAAATCAAGGAAGTCATTAAAAGTAATTTTGACAAAACCGTAGAGTTCATAGATATCCCTGATGCAGAACAGTACCGTGTCAGCAAGAAGATGCGCACAAATTTAAATGCAAATGAGATTAATTCTCCAAAGTCGGAGGCACTATAAGATAGGAGGCACAATTGCCAGCATACAAATACACCTTAAAAGACGGGAAAACCACGCTCTGGTACGCTAACTTCTATTTTACCGACTGGACTGGAGCCAGGAAGCACGTCTGCAAACGCGGATTCAAGACGCAGCGTGAGGCAAAAGAGTATGAGCGCTCATTCCTGGAGCAAGAGAAAAGCACCAGCGACATACTCTTTTCCTCCCTGGTGGAAAACTACCTGGAGGATATGTCGCACCGCCTAAAGCCCACTACGATGGAGAATAAGCGCTTTATTATCGCAGGGAAGCTGCTCCCCTACTTCGGGAACATAAAGGTATGCGATATCGACACCATAAAGGTCCGGAAATGGCAAAACGAACTGATATCCTACCGGGATGCGGACGGGAACCCGTTTTCCCAGACTTACCTCAAAACAGTCAACAACCAGCTTTCGGCTATTATGAATTATGCCGTAACACATTACCGGCTGCCAGCAAACCCATGCCGGGCGGCAGGCAGCATAGGCCGTAGCAAAGCGGATGAAATGAACATCTGGACACAGTCGCAGTACGAACAGTTTTCAAGCGCTATACGCAAATCCTCCGTCAAGCTTGCCTTTGACATATTATTTTACACCGGCATAAGGTCCGGCGAACTGCTGGCGCTTACCCCCGCGGATATCCTCCCCTCAAAACGTATAGACATCACCAAGAACTATGCAAAGGTCAAAGGGGAAGAACTCTTCCTGGAGCCGAAAACCCCTAAGGCAAAAAGGTGCATATCCATCCCGGATTTTTTGTATGACGATATCCGGGCATACATATCAAAGCTTTATGGGATAGAAAAAGGGGACCGGATATTCTATTTCACAAAATCCGCCCTGGATAAGGAAATAAAGCGGGTTGCTGCAAAAGCGGGGCTGCCGACCATAAGGGTTCATGACCTCCGGCATTCCCACGCGAGCATGCTGATTGAGATGGGCTTCGCCCCGCTGGAGATTGCCGACCGGCTGGGGCACGAATCCGTGAAGACAACACTGGACACATATTCCCACCTTTACCCAGATAAGGACCAGATGCTGGCAGACCGGCTCAACCAGTTCCGGCGTCCAGAAACGGCAACGGAAGAACCCCCTTGAAGTTTCACATGTTTTATGCTATCATTTACATAAAGAAGGACGCCTGCTGGTAACAGACGCCCTCCATGGAGCCCCACTCCAAAGGTGGAGTTTCCCGAGGTGGTATCTTACCTCTCAGAGAGAGGCGCCCATCCTGGTTTGAGCAGGGTGGGCATTATTTTTTTCGCTTGTGGTCCTTGTCTCTGTCGAGAAAGGCAAGCAACGCTATAACAAAACTACCGAAGGCAATCAGCAAGCCG